TTAAAATATCAAATTGTAAATCAATTCTTCAAACAACACCATAATTAAATACAATACCATACAAAATCAGAGATTTTAATCTGGTAATGTAAAGTCAAGATTGGGGTTTTCAAAGTCTGTTAAGTCACCTACAGTATGTCTCAGTAAAGCCACGGCAACAGAAAAAGGTACAGGAAGTGTTATGTTAGCAAAATGTCTTACTATGTCAATTGTCAAGTTTCTGGCATGACTAATAACCACAGGCAACTCTATTAAACTATATTGTCTCAAAAACAAGTTGAAATTCTTTTCTGTCAATTCACCCTTAATTGATCTTTTGACATATGCCAAAAGTTTTCTGGATTGAACATGATCGGGCAAAACGTTCTTTCTTGGGAGAGCAGCTGACATTAAGTTGGGCTCAGAAAACTCACTAACTTCTGATAAATATTCAGAGTCAGCAAAACTCGAGAAGTAAGAACTGCTTACTGAACTTCGAGAAGATATTGACTCTGTGTATCGATTTATTTGGTTGTCTATCTCAGTGGTGTAAACTCCATGTCTATTATCATTTTTGAAAAGATTGTTAACATAAGCTCCCAAATTTCTATCAGAGACCGATCTATTCTTGGAACATAGTAAGAACCCTCGCATGATATCGATTGATTCATTTGACGAAAATGTAATTCCCCAAGGCCTCGTGAACTCAAAATCTATAGTCATGTGTTGTCCATAATTTGATTTTAGTATCTTCTCTACTAAAGTTTTGGAAAAGGTCACATAAGCATCATCAGCAGAATCTGCCATTTCTTGCATTTTTCTTAAATTGACAAATGCATTCATTGAATCTTCCAATGATATTTTATAACCTAGTTTAATTTGTTCTGACGTAGTGGACACATCAGCAGGGGTTACAGGTATTATCAAGTCTGGATTGACAAGGCATATGTAATTGCAATCTCGAAACATTGTCAGAGAGAAATCTTTGTCCATTAAAGACTTGAATTCCACTAGATCATCGTCAACTTGATACTCTTGATCAACCATAACATTTTTCCCTTCCAAAGCTAATTTCAGTGAATGAAGGTATGGCTTGTTCTCCTTGACAAGAATGTTATTGATGCTAAGTGATCCTACTGTCTTAGGGGTTAAGAAGACATGTTTATATTCCAATTTGGGTGTAGGATCTAGCAAATTTTCAGTTTCTTTTACCAAAATTGTGTGATAAACAACACCTTCGCTTGTTTGAATTTCCAACTTGGTGTGTCCCAATAACTTCAAATACTTGCCTGTTCCTATTCTGTAAGTACCTCTCATTAAAACAGTGTCCTCACAAATCATTTTTGAAAAGGCACCTGTAAGAGAGTAGTCAGCATTGACTGATAGCCATCTTCTAGCAAATTTGATCATGCTTCCTGTATTCTTACAATACACTTTAACACATTTCTTTTCTCCTTCATTAGCTAAGATTTCAATATTGCTGTCACTGGTTGTGATCAATCTGTTCTCATTCCCTATGGATAGCAGTCTTGGTTTTAGACATGGCTTGTCGGAGGCATTGAAATTGTTTTTGATGTAATAGTCCATTATTTCCTCTGATCGTTCTTCCATTGACGAAATGTTCCTTTTATAAGACACCCAATGACTTGTATAAATAGCCAAATCACTCACATTGAAAACATGAGTGCCCTTTCCTGGAGCCACCAAGTTAAATTGGAGAATATCATCGATACACTCTGTTAGATTAGAAGCAGGATGTCTTGATATGCATGTTATTCTTGTTTTTATGTGTTTGTTTATTGATTGCCACATTCCTTTCATCACATCAACTACCTCCAATTTGGACATGTCTGCTCCATCAAGAAGTATTTGACTTCCAACATCTGAATAGTCACAATTCAGTTCTTTGAGCATTTCGACTCGAAGTCTAGGGGATATGTTTGAATTGATGATTAACTGTTTGTAGAAATCTCTACTTGATATTTCACTTTCCATATGTGATATTTTGCTTATGTATCCCAACCCTTTTCTATACTCTATTTTTTCGTGAGACCCTGAAGGGAACTGCTTGAATCTGATAAGCAAAGATTTAGCCAACATAAATCTCTCTGCTAGTCTGTCTGATAGTATGTTATCAGGAGTGTGTCCCTCCTTTTCATATATCATGTTGCTGTACCGGATAGGATCGGTCTTAACATTGGAAAGAGCTTTTAATAAAGCCTCTCGTGAGAATCTGCTCTCTGAGTCAAGCCCGAGCAGTTTGGTCATGACAGACTCTGATGATACTTTCAAGCACTCCCTTTTGAAATTGCAGGAAGGATCTGTGAATCTTATGAAGAAAGGGTGTTGTGAAAATGCACTAATTGGGGTGTGTCTCATTCTGGTGATTATATTACCTATAAGGCAATCAGATCTAGTAGACTGTTCATTCAAAGTGAAGAAGGACTCAGGACATTTCCAATCTCGGAGATGATGTCTTGAATTAAACTGAGAAAGTTGCTTAGGTGTTCTAGCATGAGAGGAAATTCCAAGATAAAAAGATTCATAAAATTCAGGCACAGTTATCTTTATCTGGGATTTATCTAATGTATTAACCTTTCTTACATAGTCTCCAAGTTTTGTTGCATCATATTTCTCAATCATTGTGTGGAGAATATATCTTGAAAACAACTTTTGATCCATTCTGGTTAGGTTGTAAGATTTTAAATAAACATTTGATAGACTCCCAGTGAAGTACGTGATCAATGGTTCTATTACAGGGAGACCCAAAAGCTCAACATCCTTTCCCCAGCAATATTTGTAACTCCATGCATTCCACGATTCCATTGTGAGAGTTAAAGAGCATAGTGTTATTGTTAGAGAAGTGGTATAAGAGCAACCTGTTGAGAAAACACTAGCTCCTATATCCAGCGAAGATAACAAATCTTTACTAAAACACCCTCCTTGACCTATATCGATTTTTGATATGGCTTCCTTGATGCTAGGATTCATGTATTCTCCCTTGTTAAACCAATTACTATTCAGTTCCGGTCTTGGACCAGTTCCAGACTTGTTGTTCCCTCTTATTATATTAAACAATATACCAACTGATGTCTCATAATTATGGTTTCTAAAACAAACATTCTGCACATAAGAGTCAGGACAATCTATCCTTCTTTCAGCATCGTCCGATGTCACAAGAGACATGGAGTGAACCAAAGGGTCAATCATCAACAGCTCGTCCACATGCTCTGATTTGGTTGCTCCAAAGATAGAACTATTACTATGTAAAAGGCCTTGACCCATCCCTAGCTCCATCAAAATTCCCATTTCCCCGAAATCCATAACTGACATGATGTCAAAGGCTTTAGTCAAGATATCTGAATTTCCACTTTTTCCTTTCCTTTTTTCTCTCAGTTTAATTAAATTTTCAGGAAACTTGGCCATTTTCCGTGTCATCATATATAGTATGTTTAAAGCCAAATCATATATCCCAGGTCGATCATGAAGAATCGGAAGTAAAAAAGCAGCAAACATATTCATGTTATGGTTTGGTCCCCACCTTTTTTGGTCACTATTATCGTACACTTGAACCTGTGTGACTCCTACTGGGAAATCTTTAATTCGAACTTCTTTTCGAATCATTTCTTGGAGGATCTTCAACTTATTAGCCTCATTGACTACATCTACATTAGACATATTCTTGCTTAGAGTGCGACAAATTGTTTCAATGTATAAACAGCCCATCCTCATTAGAAAATTCATTACAGAAATTTCTCTAAACCCGATTTGATCTTTGTCCACTATTCTGTAAGCGTACAAGAGCAGATAACCGGTCATGTATATCATTGCTGATAAAGAATATACTGTGACATTTTTTGGGGAAGATGATATTTCATTCAAAGCTATGACATTCTCCAGACTTGAAAAGGGATTGTTTACCTCATCAGCGATGAAATCATGTCTTGATATAATACCTTCTAATAATGAAGAAGATGCTCTTATGGATTGTGAATTTTTGGTTAATTCTTCTGTTTTAGTAGCTCCTCTCATTGTGGCTGATTCTATGGGACTTTTATTAACTGAAGAAAAAACCTCTTTCCACAGAGACTCAGGTATTTTATGCCTTTTAGAGGTGATCCCAATCACATAAGGAATAGAACCAGTGAATCTTTTAACTCCAGAATTAAGCATGGATATTGCATAGTCCACCTCTTGCTGCACAAAATCGGTTTCAAGATAAGTGGAGATATTATAACATTTTCTAGTACTTAAACTAAAACCAGAAATTATACCACCCTCTTCATCACATCTCCTTTCGTATATTTGTTTTTCCTCATTCAACCCTACTAAGCAATGAGCTTCAGAGATCTCCTTAAAGGCTCTAAATTTATTCGACATTTTGTGAATGTAAAAGGAAGAAACTATTTGTGAGAAACAGGAAGTTGTGTACTCACTATGGGGCATTGATAACGATATATCTCCATTTTCTCCTTTGAGAAGAAACATTTTGTTAGATCTTCTAATTACATCTAAAGACAATCCCAACATCATGGTTCGGACAGGATAAAGTAACTCGGTTTCACTTTTGGGTGTCAAGTGAGAGAATTTTTCGCAAATCTTTGTAAAATCACATCCATATCCCATAGCTCCCATCACAAAATACCTAACCTGTTCCGCGGCTTGAGAGAAGGGATCTCTATTAATAATGGCAATGTCAAACAATTCACAACTCAATTTCAACACAGACACCTCTATATCAAAGGAATACATTTCTCTCATCCAGGAAGTTGCTGATAATAATATTAAAGGCAATCTAATCCAATAATCCAAAGAATTTCTGTTTATTGTAGTCATTTTTGTTCTCACTATACCATTATGAATAGATGCATGTGAAGTTTCGTGAAGGTTCATCGTTGTTGAAGAGTATATGGTCATAAAATGTGCACTCTTAAAAGAATCTTGAGTCCCAGAGTTTCTGCTTATAACAATTGACTTATAAGGTCCACAAACCCCAACATGATATTTGCATTTCCTTGAAGGTGCTTTTAATCCATAAGCAAAAGACTTTGCCACCTCATGATAGTGACTGACCACAGATCCTAAAACTGTGCGAGACAATATTTCAGCAACCAATCTAGAGTTAGCCAGAGGCAATTTTTGATGTTCTAAATTCTGCTCTTCACAGATGCTAGACATAACCAAGAATTTTGAAAAAATGCAATTAGTGGATTCCACTGCCATTGACAAATAATCTTCTCTTTTTTTCTTTTTTTCGATACATGTTTTTATTGTTTTCACAGCATTTTGCATATCAGCGACCTTGTCAGTAGAAAAAGCGTTTGATATGTTGATTTTTTTACTTGGTTCTTCATCCTTAAGATAAGCAACATAATCTTCACATCCAATTAATGATTCTCCCCACAATATGTCATACCAGGAGACATTTTCAGAGTCAGGCGAAATTCTTACGGAAATCAAACAATCAACATCAGACAGAATTTCTGATTTTTGGGCAGGGTCTTTTTCAAATATTATATCTCCATTTTTATATAAAGATGACCACAAATTAGATCCATCATTTTTTTGCTTAATAGCACTTAGGATAGCAGTTGCCACTACATCATCTTGGAGTGATTCCAGTACTTCTGTGAGCGTGTCTTTTGGTTTTTTAATGGTAGGAGGACCTAATAGTAATTTTGATTTATTTTTGTTTTCGTTAAACTTTCTGCAGAGTGTACTGATTGACAACATGATGTCCTTATATCTTCTCATTCCCTGTGGGATCATGTTTTCCAGCGATTCAACATTGAAATTTTGGGCTACCTTCAAAGCTTCATTCAACAAATACTCTGGAGGATCCCATTTCTTATGAAGTTCAGAGACCTCTTTATGTTTGTAACCCAAGATGTAATCGTCAACGTAAGAGGAAACTTTTTGACAAGCGTTTATGAAGGATTTGTAATCATCAGACCCGGAATTGTGATAGTATGATAGAATATTAAAGTCAGTTGAAAACTTCCCTTGGTCCATTTTAAACTTACTAACAAACTTGTATTTCGTCTTAATGGATGACTCACTAAATTGTTTAACATGAGCACGCACATTTATTTTAAAGGAATCTGATATTTCCTTTGCTGTGTCCATCAGAATGATGTGTTTGGAGTCAATCAATTCCCTTGATCTGGAACCTGTAAAGTCTATGATATCCAGCACTTTCTTTCCTTCCAGTTCTATCCAAACTGCAAGATCTACATCGTGCTTCAGTTCAGAATTAGAACCTTCAATTGATACCACGTCGGTTACATCAAAGTCCAATAAGTAATCAATAAGAAACAAAAGATGATTGAATCTGGCATTGTCTCGGAAATTGAGTTGAAGTTTCATTGACAATTGCGAAGGTAAAGTTTCAAGCAGATCAAAAAACAATCCTTCATCAATCTCGTTTAAAGTGTTATCGTTTAGTAAGGATTTGAATTTGATGAGAGATTTGTGATAATCAAGCGTATTGTCAGCCATTCCGTTTTCAAAATATTATTTAG